CTCCTTGTCCTGATGAATCCGATATTATACATTTAAATGTTCTTTTATCCATATCTTTTCTTCTATACTCTGGATTAAAAAGTATTGTGTCTGTATCAGTACCTTGAAATCTATCACCATTAGATACCTCTTCATTATTTACAAACCAACGATAACGTATGTTTGAATCTCCAGCCGCATCAACTTTTATTTGTATTGGTTTATTAGGACCGCTTAATGTACCCTGTCCTCTTCTTTGAAATCTACTTCCAACTCTATATGGAAGTTTTACCTCACCTACCCTACCTTTAAACTTTGTTGGTGCAACGACATATGGTTCATTCTTTGAAAACCTAAGTGTTTGATTTCCTGCATCTATTGATGCAACAGGTCTTCCTTTTGATTCCCAAGTAGCTCTATCATATGGACGGGTTGTATCTGAGAAGTTTAACATATCAGCCAAGTAAGTAGCCCATTCAGCTTCAACTTCAGCTTGAGCTGCTAGTAACTCTTCTAACTCTTGTAACTCTCTTTCTAACTTTTGTCTAATCCTATCCAACTCATCTTGTCCACCAATAAACTTTACACTTTCTTCTACTAAGTAACGATGTGAGTTTATACTACCCTCTGCATCTATAGAAGTTTTTAATCTTTCATACTCATTAAAAAATTCTTGAACTGTTATTCCTAAACCAGGAGTTCCTATCAATTCAGAAAATTCCGTATCTATTAGCTCTGCAACTTTATCCGTATTAACAGATTGTTTTTCTAATTTTACAGGAACTATTTGGTCTACAGAATCAACACCGAATATATCTAAATCTGTATCGACAGATAAAACAGTTCCATTCGAAGTTCTTAGTGTTTTATCACCCGAATCTCTTGAACCTGTTAAAGCGAATTTATCATATTCACTTTGTAATCTATCGATTCTTTTTTGATTTAACTTATCGAGTTTATCCTTGTATTCAGGATTATTAACTACGTCTTGATATTTTAAAGGCATTATCTACTCACTTTAAACGTAAAGTCTTTATCAGATATAACATCGTGTTCATCAGAAGTACTCTGACTTACAGTAGCTTTAAATTGTAATTTATATACTCTCTCTGGTTGAAAAGCGTTAAGATTTAGATTAAAGAAGTTTCCATCTACATCACAACTTAATTTTGAACCACTACCAAAAGGAACTAATACTTCTTCAGTATCAGCATCTCTTACTGAATAGTATGAGCTACCACTTGGTAAATACTTTACACCTAATTGTGTTGGTGTCGTTGCAAAAGATTTAATAGGATATCTTTCTCTACCTACCACTCTAATTTTTGTTTTTGAATTCTCTTTATATTCAGGTCTTAAATTTTTTGTGTAAAATACCATATCATCAAAATCAGAGCCTGTTATTGGTTGTAAACTTCCTGTCTCCCAAGATGTATCATCCCACTCTACTTCTAATCTTGGTGAGTAAATAGTATTTGTATCACGTGAGAAGAAACTGAAGTTACCTAATTGAGTTGAACTACCCTCATCATCGGTTGTGTTTTTATTACCTAAACTTCCACTTCTTTTTATAAGAAATCCGTTGTTAGGGTATAACGAACCACTTGTTAATAAAGCGTTCATAATATCAGTTACATCCATTCTCATATCTTCACTTGTATGGTCAAATGAATGTGATGCTACTAAAAATCTTGTACCACCCTCTTCATCAGTAAAACTACCACTAGACCAAGGTGCGCCTGAACTACTTAAACTACCAGATAACCAATATTCATCTGTGCTCTCACCATTTCTATACTTCCAACTAGCACCATCTTTTATTTGTGGGTCGGAATTAAATTCACCAGTTCCACCTGTAAAACTACCACTTACAGGATAAGCATATAAAGTATCTGAAGTAGTTAGTTCCGTAGGATTAGCATCATACATATTAAGGTAAAACTTCATACTACTTGATGGATTAGGCATTGTTCCGTTGACAATAGAAGAACTAATGTAAGTTAAATCAAACTTTATTAAAATACGAGATACGTTTACAGTATCACCCGTAGGACTTACATCCTTTCTAACTTCTAATACTGCATCTAAGCCAGTATTTAAAGATTGACTAGCTTGATAAAGTGTTGTATCTACTGATGGATATTCAAAGTAATGCATTCTAACCTCCTACCGTACCAACTACTTTTCCTTGAATATCTGTATCAGGATATTTCAGTTCGAAGATTGCTGGGTCTAATGATGGATGATACACTCCGTTGTAGTAAGCATTATCCATATCGTAAAAATTACCTGAATAACCATCTGCACTTCTGTACTTATTACTTATAATAATTTGCGGCTTATCAGCTGGATTAGCAGTTGCTGGAACTGCATCATCAGGTGTTACCACAGCGGCTACACCATTTATAACTGATAACTGATAAACTAAATCAGAAACAATTATGGGTTGATTTATTTGCCATCTATCTATATTGAAAAAGTCTTTTACTTTATCTATACATCTAACCAATACTTCGTTTTTATTAAATTGTGGTAGAACCATTATTGAAAATTTAACTCCTATGTTAATAACATAAGCTGGTTTTATATTAATAGCATCTGTTACCATCCTATACTGCCCTAAGTAAGTTTGTAAATTTTCTTTAGTTGCTTGATTTGGCGATGTTAGTTTTTTATCACCATCATA